GTAATTTACTTGCTGGCGACCGTCGACACCGAGAAGGTGAGCGCAAACGTTGATGGCGCACCCGACGAAGAGTCTCCGTCTGGCTCGGTCAGACCCACAAGAAGGGCCTTTGAGTAGATGCGGTCGAGGCCTGGCTTCTTGAGGTCACAGTCATAAGTTTCGACCGTGATGTCGTAGTAGGCCTTGCCGACATACTCACGCAACTTGGCGACCTTTGCCGCCAATCCAGACGCGCCGTCAGAGGCAACTCTGTCGTCATCGTAGTGGGCGGTCAGCGTGATGTCGCCAATGTCGAACGGCGCGCAAAGAACAGTTGGAGATGCCTTTCCGCCTTCGTAAATCTTTTCCACCGAGGCGGTGATTTCTCCACCCGACACCTGCGCAAACAAGAAAGTCTCAAACTTGGGCAGGTCCGTAATTTGCTGCTCGCCGTGTGGCGCAACTTTTGCAAGAACTTGCCTCTGTGATACTTTTGCCATGATTTATCCTCCGTGTATTAGACGACCGACTTGGTCAGGTTCGACTTGATGATGTCGACTTCAATCTTGTCACCGACGCTCGACACTCGGACGCCGACGCGAGCCTTGACAAGGCCATCAGCCAACTGTGACGTTGGGTTGATTGACGCATCGCACTTGACCGAGTATCCGAAGTCAACTCTCTTGCCGTTTGCATCAAACGCTTCGAACAAAGCGCCGTTAGCGCGCAGTGGCTCGAGAATTGCAAACAACTTCGACTCGACTGCAGCAAACACGGTGTTGCGGCCATCGATGACGCTGAAGATGAGGTCTTCAAGCGAACGATTGGCATCCACAACAACCTTGTTCACAACGTCTTGTGCAGTGATGTAACGGAAGTTGGTGGTGTCTGGCGACAGTGAACGCGCGCCATAAACACGAATCGTATTGTTGATGATTCTGATTGCGTTTACGTACGCTTCATCGAGCGCATCGCCATTTGACTTGTCGATGTCGGCAGCAACTCCGTTCACAAACGATGCAACCGAAATCAAACCAGCGCCTGGCTTGTGCGGGCCAACCTGCGTATGGGCAACTGCTCTTTTTGCTGCAGCATAAGCCACTGGTGGGATAAGTCTATTGACACCAGGAACGCTCGTTGGAACATATACCCACGGATAAAAGTAGGCGACATGCTCAGCATGAACATCAGATGCAGACAAAGTCTGACCAGCAGTCTTTGCTTCTGCAATCGAGTCGTCGAATGCGCCATTGAGGAAAGCAATTCTGCTGTATGCATTCGCATGATTTGCAAGGCCAGTTTGAACAGTTGTGTTTGACGATTCTGGGCACATAACAACACCAGCGCCAAAAGACTCAAGGAAGAGTTCAAGGCCAGTAACGTAGTTTGCCGCAGTGACTGTCTCTTCGTTGTCGTCGCCAGCGCTGAGCGCAGTGGCGGCAGAGTTCTGCGGCAATGGCGAACCACTTGCCTGAAGGTCTGCTGCTGAGACAACCTTAGATGCGGACGGGCTTGAGTTGATACGACCAACCGCCTGTGCAACAGATGAGCAGTTGCCAGTGCTGTAGAGCAATGTTCCGTTGTCGTAAATCTTCACGATGAACGTACCAGTTGCAGTTCCTGGGTTCACTGTCTCAACGGTTATACCGCTGCTCCATGCGCCAGGGCCGTTCGCGGTAATCGACATCACGTTGTCGCCACCGACTCCGCCTTCAGCAAGAGTAATTGTGCCAGTCGACGCAGAAGCGCCAGTGACTCTTGCAATGTACGCTCTTGTTCCGCCTTCTTCAAAGAAGGTTTGAACAGATGGGTGCAAATACGAATACGATGCATAGCCGCCATAAATTGCCTCAAATTCGGCGAGACTCGTCACCAATTTTGCTTCGCCAATTGGTCCACGAGCGGCCTTGCCGACGAAGAATGCTTGCGACGTTTCAACTGCCGTTGAGGCATTTGGTCCAACTCTTACTGCTGTTTGTATGCTTACGCCTGGCATGACACCTTCCTCGCTATTGAGAGATTACGCGTATTCAATTTCTTCCTATTGTACAGACTCTGCGTCTTGTGTAGATGCAACTGTCTGTTCTTGTTCGATAACTTCTGCTTGTGCTGGCTCTGGGGACGGATTTGCCGCCTTGCTTCGCTGCTTTGGCTGATGTTGTTTCGAAACCTGATGAACAACTACAAGTTTTCCGCTGTCAATTCCAGCGGCACAAATTTTGCATGAACCATCTATTCCTGCGACAGAGTTATGCGGAAGAATTCTGCCGTCTTCATCAACCTCGAAAGGTCCGCCAGAAACGTTTTTGACGACAATTCCAGGCGCGACAACAGACGAATATTCTTCTTTATTTTTCAGGATTTTGAACAAGTGGGCCATGCGAACAATTCTCCTTCGTAAGGCGTTATAAATTGTACTTCATAAACGACTAATCAATCGTATGTGTTTCCGTCCAGGTGCTGGAAGAAAGGTCTGAGTCAGTCACGCCCTGCTGTGAAACTGAAAACTCAATTTCTTGAATTTCCCCAATGTCTTGACGGGTCACGACCTCATTTATTCCCAAGTCATACCCGACGTAGGCGCCGCAAAGCACCCTGTCGCCCTTTAGCAAAGTTATTTCAGAAAACTCTTCCCTCATGCTGTTTTCGTCAATCATTACCTGAAATGATTGACGAGGGTCAACCGCCTGCAAACATGGGTAATCAAGAAGCGCAGAGCGAACGACTGCCGTGAGTCTGTCTCTGGCAATGGTTGCTTCATCTGGGCCAATTGCCCTACACCATACATATGTTCTCATTGCGTAATTGACTCGATACAGCGGGTCTGGGCCGTCAAAACCCATTCTGTCAAAACGAGTTGTCGATATCGCAACTGTGATTATTGTCGGCCAAGCATCAAGAGCAAGCGGCTCATATGTAAAGAATTTTTCTGGCATTGGTAATTCAGTGCTAGAAATATCCCATCCGTTTCTATAGCGCACAATTCGTTTTGGCAAATCGTTTTGCAAATATGTAGACACATAGTCTTTTGCAAAATGCGGGCCGTGCATCAGGTAATTCGGCACAACTACTCAATCCCCTCAACAATATATTTGACCACTTCTTCTGCTGCTTCATCAATCCATCTTTCTGGCGCAAACAGAATTGGACGTGCTGGCATTTTTTCTGTTCCGTATTGATGAAACCGTGCCACCCGTCCACCAAACGTGAATCGAGCACCTCGCATCAGGCCTTCAAGTTTTGGACCTTTGGCAACTTGCTGAAAAAGTTTTCCGCTCTGCACAAGAATGGGAGCACCTGGAAAATTCTGAACTTTCCAAGACCCATACTCTGCGTCAAGAGGCTTCCAACCACCAGATGGCAGGCCCTGGGCGGTGAAGTTGGCAATCATGTATGCCTTGAGACTTTGGTGAAGTCGAGGCCAAACAGGGCGTAAATCCTTCATCCTTTTCTTTACGTCGTCGAGGTACTCTGATGCATCTTCGTCGCCATCCAAATCGACCTCAACTTGAACATTTAATTCGTGTGGGGTTGCCATTACGCAATTCTTCTTCTGCTGTACTTCTTTATTTGCGCAAGTTCTGTTTCCAAAAACCCAGTTTCCGTTACGGCGACACCTCTTGGATTTAAGTCTTTTACACCGACAACATCATCATGCATATTCTGCATTTCGCGTGTTGCTGCACGCAAAATCATCAATTTAAACATCTTTATGTTGTCACCGTCTAGACCACCCCTGTAGGTAACCCTGATGATGTCGTTGGCAAATCCAGTGTAAATATCCAAACCGTAGCGCCTGACCGTGTATTCACTTCCATTCGCAGTTGCCGAACCACCAGATACATATGTTCCAGTAACCCCAGAATTCGCGACAGTAAAAGTCGTTGGGGTTACGCCAGTAATTATTTTTGCGTTGAGGTTAAATGTCGTTGGATTGCAGTTGATTACTGTAACTGTTTGGCCAAGCGTGAACCCATGGCCGCTAGCCGTATACGTTGCTGTCCCAGAAGAAACTGTTGCGGCAGTTATGTTTGCAATTCTTTTGACTGCTTCGCCAAGAATCTTGTTTGTTATGGTCGGCCCATCCATTTCCACTTTCGATACCGAAACAATCGGAGTGTTGCGGAGGTAAATAGTGCTCGGGGGCGCAGCGTAAGTTATTACGCCATTTGGGTCCGAATCACCAAGACCAAGACCCTGGTTGTAGAAGTATGAACCCATCGGAACGTTGACATGATTTGCCTCAAGAATGTGGGTCTCATCAACAAACTCGGTCACTTCCACTGGCCTGCCAAGGTATGTTTCCATCTCGCTTTGTAGGCCCTGCAGTATGATTTCCGCAGCATCCTGCTGACGCAGAGACAGACTGATGTCCATGTATGTGGTGAGGTCAGAAAGCGTTACAAGCATTACCAAACCTCCGAGCGGTCAGAAACCGATTTAATCAGCCACCTCGACGGCGCAGACGCCCAAGCAGACCGCGCGCCAATTCCTGCGCTCTTTCGGTGGCTTGAGACAATCTTCTGCGCACGCGACCAGCACGGCCCTCATCCTCGTCGCCCCTTTGCTCCATTTCCTGGAAGCAATGAGTCATTCCGCGCATTTTGTTCATGTCAAGCGGGCTTCGCCCACCGAGGGTAAATCTTCTGTTCATTTTGCGTGC